AAGCCAAGACTATTGCCAGAAGACAGTGTTAGCTTTAGTCAATGGAAAACTTTCTTGACGTTACAAGAAGAAGATGAACCAGTACATCCTCAGTTTAGTGCAGCATTTGAGTACATATACAATCGTCATATAGACTTCAACAAGTTTGAGTTCTATACTACAGAAAGCACGGCATACAATCTACACAAGCGTGTAATCATCCCATTCTATTGGAACAAAGAACTAATAGGATATACAGCACGAACATTTGATGAAACTGTTAAACCCAAGTATCACAGTCAATACGAGCCGAACTATGTATTCAACGTTGACCGCCAAACTCCTGAGCGCAAGTTTGTCATCGTCGTGGAAGGCCCCTTTGATGCGATGGCTATTGATGGTGTCGCTGTTCTGGGAAATGAGGTATCGGAAGTCCAAGCTGATATTATTGACAGTCTTGGACGAGACGTTATTGTTGTTCCCGACAATGACAGAGCCGGCACAAGTCTGGTTGAACAGGCAGCGGAATTTGGTTGGAGCGTCAGCTTTCCAATATGGCACGAGGATTGTAAAGACGTGGGTGAAGCAGTCGCCAAATACGGTAAACTTTTTGCGCTAAAAGCCATTCTTGAGGGCAAAGAATCAAATAAATTAAAGATTGAACTTAAAAAGAAAAAATTAAAACACTGATATGGCAACAAAAGAATACAGCACTGATTTACAAAAATTATTCCTAGAAATGATGCTAGTAGACGCACAGAACTTTGTGCGTGTGCAAAACATTTATAACTCGGAAAACTTTGATCGTAGTCTACGTGAGACTGCAAAATTTATCAACGAGTACAGCGACAAGTATAAGAGTCTACCCACTACTGAACAAATCAAAGCTACAACTGGTGCGGATCTAAAAATTGATCACAACATGAGTGACCACAGTGAGTGGTTCATTACAGAGTTTGAACAGTTTACCAAGAGACAAGAACTTGAACGTGCTATCCTCAAATCAGCCGACTTACTTGAGAAGGGTGATTTTGACCCAGTTGAAAAGCTAATCAAAGATGCAGTGCAGATCAGTCTCACACGAGACTTGGGTACTGATTACTTTGCCAATCCCGCAGAACGTATCAACAAATACTTTAGCAGTGGTGGACAACAAAGTACTGGTTGGTCGCAGCTTGATAGATTGTTGTACGGTGGTTTCAGTAGAGGTGAATTGAACATCTTTGCTGGTGGTTCTGGTTCTGGTAAGTCGTTGGTCATGATGAACATTGCATTGAATTGGCTTGCACAGGGCTTGAGCGGAGTTTATATCAGTCTTGAATTGAGCGAAGAACTCGTTGCGTTGCGCAGCGATGCCATGTTGACCAGCACTGGTACTAAAGAAATCAGAAAAGACGTTGACGGTACAAGTTTGAAGATCAGTATGGCTGGTAAGAAGTGCGGAGACTATCGTATTAAAGCGCTGCCTGCACAAAGCAACATTAACGACATTCGTGCATTCTTGAAAGAGTATCAGATTCAGACTGGTAAGAAAGTTGACTTTATGATGGTTGACTATCTTGACTTGTTGATGCCAATCAGTGCCAAAGTCAGTCCCAATGATTTGTTCGTCAAAGACAAATATGTTTCAGAGGAATTGCGCAACCTGGCAAAAGAATTGGGTGTACTATTTGTAACAGCGTCACAGTTGAATCGTAGTGCTGTTGATGAACAAGAATTTACTCATGCACACATTTCTGGTGGTATCTCAAAGATTAACACAGCAGATAACGTATTTGGTATTCTGACAAGTCGTAGCATGAAAGAACGTGGTCAGTATCAGATTCAATGTTTGAAATCACGTAGTAGTACTGGTGTGGATCAAAAGATTGATCTTGAATTCAACGTAGAAACAATGCGTATCACTGACCCAGGTGTCCCAATGGAGAAAACCAATGGTCCAGCGGCAGCATCTGCCATCATGAAACAAATTCGCAGTGCAACATCTTCTAACTCAGACGATGATGAGAAACCAACAACATTCCAACGTGCAACTGGCACCCCAGTTTGGGAACAAGAGCCCAAGTCTAATGTTTCGGGTAGTGCGCAAAGCACCAAGCTAAAGAGTATGTTGAGTGGTCTGAAAAAGGGCGATTGATGATAGACTTTGATCTTGTCACCCGTGCCACTGAGTATTCACTACGCAGTCTCAGAGAACGAACACAGACTTGTTGCCCTTCATTATTCATGATTGAATCCTTTCTCTGCCCTGATCTTGTTAGTAAATTGCATGAGTTTATTTCGGAATACCCAGACAAGAATTGGGTTACTGAATATGGGCAAAGTGAGCGCAACCGAATGAAGCTCAACTGGGTCCCAGAGACTGTTATAGAAGAAACTCACATGGTACTTGAAAATCTTACCATAGCTATCAATGAGATTTTCAACAGACACGACACTTTTATGGGAATTACTGTCTGGAAGGACCGAGAAGGGTATCATATACCCAAGCACGTTGACAATGATGCCATTGACATTGCACTTCAATTATATCTCAGTCCAGAATCTGGCGATTTTGCCACTGAATTTTTACACAACAACGAAATTATCAAAGCAAAATACATGCAAAATTCGGGATATCTTCTAGGGGATAAAGTAATACACTCTATGACTACGCCAGTCTCGGCGGACCACACACGCTACTCATTGTACGCCATCTGGCGTCGGTGATATAAATATACGATAGATTGGAGCAAATCTTGCAGAAGCAGACCCGTAGCATTTTAGACGAGTTGGCCAGCATTGGTGCAGACCGCGACCGCAGTCGTATCATAGAAAGCAGAGCCAGTAACGTCATCGCCAGTGCTATTCATCTTATGAACTATATTCGTGAGAATTATGACGCTACAACTGCCGATGAGCTAGAACGTAGATTACTGAGTAGTATCAAGAATCAAGATCCTAGCAAATTCACACGTAAAGTAAGAGGGCTCCAAGAGAACAAAGAGAGCCCAAATGAAAATCACAGACCTTAAAATCCCAGCAAAGTTTCAAATCACTGAGTCGCGTAAGTATCTTTACGAGGGACTTGATGACTCATCTCGTAACAGCACAATGTTATGGGAAAGTGCTGGTAATGTATTAGTTGAATATAATCTTTCAGCAGATCAAATTAATCAAATCTTTGCCCAAGCTGAACAGGGCATGACTGGTCAGGGTGCTAATCGCACTTTAATTGGTAAAGGCAAAGACGCTACCAAAGCTGTCAGTGATGCTTACAGCGACCTTAAGACAAAGATCAGTAATAGTAAGCCAGTCAAAGACTTTGATCAGAAAGTCAGCGATCAACTAAGCAAGATTGGTATGGGGGCTAAAGATCCTCAGTTCCAGGGCTTGGTCAGTGACTGGGTTCAGAAATATCGTGACTTTGCATCGGCACACCCAATCGCACAGGGCGCTATTTACGCTACTCTAGTCGCAGTTGCTGGTCTGAGCGGCGCAGGTGTTGCGGGTGCAGCAGCTTTGGGCTTGCTAAAATCAGCAGACAAGTTGTTACAGGGTGAACGTTTCAGTAGCGCTGCTTATAGTGGTGCCAAAACAGGCGCAGTTGCAGGCGCAGCTGGAGCGATTGGTAATGCAGTTCATGGTGCAGATGTTGGTCAAGGTATGCCGGAACATCCAAGTGCAGCCAGCGATTACGGTACTGGCACATACGACCCATCATCTACTCCCGATGCTACTGGGCAAGTTGACTTACCAGACGCAGATGCTGCCATGAACAGTCAAGCAGACATTGATGCAGCACATGATTGGGTAAATGCAGATGCTGCTGGCAAAGCACAGATTGAACAAACAACTGGCATGAGCCAAGCGCAACTACAAGATATTGCAGTTAGTAACGACATTAAACCAGATGTTAGTGGTGCAACTGCCGGAGCAGGTGGAACAGATGTTTCTGGCTTGGGCGGAGGTCAATATACTATCTCTAAAGGTGACAACTTGGGCAGTATCGCACAAGCTAATGGCATTTCTACAGCAGACTTACAAGGTGCCAACCCACAGATAGATTTCTCTAAACCATTACAACCTGGAATGAATCTGAATTTGCCACCATCAGGTGACAACGCTGGTAGTGTATGGCAGGGCTATCAGGGCGGGAATTATGGTGACGCGACTACTAGCGCAACAACCACAACAGCACCAACCACTACAACAGCAGCCCCATCAGCAACCACTCCGGAACCGACCGCAGCTCCAACAGCAACAACTCCAGAGCCAGCAGCACAAGCTGCCCCTGCAGAGCCAGCTGGGTTCGTCCCCACTGGCAATGCATATATTGATCACTTGAACAGAGCAGCAGCCAATGGTATCAGACTACGTGAGTCATTGATTGATAGTCGTCAAACAGCACGTACATGGATGTTGCGTGAGAGTCTTGGCAAAGCACGTGGTGGCGTTGTTCTTACAGAAGCCGGAGTTAATGCAGTATTTGAAGGGGTGATGGATTGGCTAAGACAAAAAGGCAAAAATCTAACTACCAAAGTAACAGCAGATAAGTTAAAGCAAGCATGGATCAAGGCTAAGATGCCCAATGATAGTGAAGCTATTGCTAAATTGATGACAGATGCTGGTGTTGGTCAAGCAGTCATTGGTGATATCTTCCAAGGACTTGGTATTCCTACTACAACTCAACCAGGTTCTGCTACTCAGAGCACACAACGATCTACTGGTCAAGCTGCCGGGGCAAGCACAGCACAACAAACAGGTGGCGGGTCTAGCACGGTACAACAAACAGGCGGTGGCGGTTCTTCAATGACGCAATCTCAAGGAGCATCATCACAGCAAACAAATGTTGCCACTGGCGGTAATCAAGCGCCTGGAGCGATGGATAAACTTAACGGTGCAGCGGACGCAGTGACAGCAGCCATGCGTTATGGTAAGGGTGCTGGTGCAGCGGGCCACAGTCTTGCACCACAAAAGACCAAGACTAACTCAACTTCGCATACAATGTACGACAAGTCTGGTAAAGCATATCAATATACTAAACGCGGTGACAAGTGGTACGATGCTCAGGGCGGGGAAGTCAACCCAGCATTCGCACAATCTATTGAAGGTCAGCTTGCACAGCAACAGAAAGATGCAGAGAATAAAGCAGCATCGGCAGCTAAAGCTCCAGCAGCAGATGCTATGGCAGCTAAACGTGCAGCGGGTGCAGCAAACGCACAAGCAGCTATGACAGCAAAGCCAGGGACTGACCAAGCAGCACTTGATCGTCAATCAGCTAAGTTTGGATTGCCACCAGGCTCAACTAAAGATCAGTTAGCGGCTGCTATCCAAACTAAGAATTTTGGTAAAACAGCGGCGCAGGCGCAAGCAGATATGGAAGCAGAGCCAGCAGCTAAGGCAGCAACTCCTGATTTCAGCAAAGCATTAATGGGTCAGAATACTGGTTACGGCAAAGCAACTTACAACGTGCCGACTGGTGCAAGTCCTACTATTAGACCTGCGACTCCTGGCGCAACTAATCCTGCACAAAAACCAGCAGCAGCTCCTGCGACAGCAAGCAATATCCCAAAGATTCAACCAGCAACGCCAGGAGCAGTAACTCCTAGTACTACTGGAGCAGTTGCACAACCAGCAGCCCCATTAACAGATAAAACTGGTCGTGTCAGTCCTGCCGCAGCAGCAGCCCATCAAGAAAAAGTCAAAGCAGCTTGGGCAGCACAACATCCCGGAGTTCCAATGCCAGTAAGCGAAGGCAGAAACTTCTCTGCTATCTTGTGGAAACAAATGAGAGGCAACAAATGATTTTACTTGAAGGCGGCAACGTATTCAAACTTGCTGACGCAAGTCCAGCTACACAACGTATCAACAGAAACGATGTGCCAACAACAGTTCAGTGGCTTGAAAGAGTCACTGGGTTGAGTCTAATGGATGCTATGGTCGGTAGTACTGGTCAGAAAGATACGTCTGGTGATATTGACTTGGCAATTGATAGCAATGTGATTACCAAAGAAGCAGTCATGGGCACTCTGGTCAACTGGTGCAAACAGAATGGCATCCCAGATGATCAAATTTTGAATCGTAAGAAGAAGGGTGGAAACCCAGCCATGCTTGATGGTTGGATTGATCAAACAGGTATTGAGATTCATTTCAAATGCCCAATCAACGGAGATCCAAAACAAGGCCTTGTTCAAGTAGACTTTAACTTCTTGACTCAGATGGGGTGGAGTAAGTTTATGCTTGCAGCAATGCCCGCAGACAGTCAGTTCAAGGGAGTTGACCGTGCAGTGCTATTCAACAGCATTGGTAAGACTCAGGGCATCAAAGTAGCAGTACAGACGGGGGTTCATGACAGAGCAACCAACGAACTTGTTACCACCGATCCAGGCACATTCGCGCATTTAATTCTTGGGCCCCAGGGCACAATTGCTGATTTGGCCAGCGTAGAAAGCACTATCGCAGCACTACGCAATGACCCCAATCGTGAAGCAAAGTTACATGACTTTGCTGGATACCTTGAGAAAAGTGGTCGTCAATTGCCCCAGATGGAGGCAAGCGCACACCCAAGCAACTGGTTCAAATATATCAATCAAAGACTAAAATGAAAATTTCACAGATTATCAGAGAGGGTGGTTGGGATACTACACTCACACAAAACA